TAAGTATAGATTTGTATGATTATCGACTGCTTTTAGTATCTTATGTATGGGTCCATTCCAGTCCTCTCTTTGAGGGGTATTGAAATCCCTTGACATAGGTGGGAAGCATTTTAAGTATTTAGAAAAATCAAAGTTGAGTATTTATGCTGATTGATCTTTCATTAAGATTGTATTATACTAAATAAGTTAGGAAATCAAGATAAAACTTTAGGATTCCTTACATTCCCGCTAACCAAGACCTATGGGAATTGAAATACGTCTTTTTACCTACACTGGAGGGTGGTGTAGGAATACTGCCAACAGTTCGTTCCCCCGAACTCATAACTACCCTTTTAATTTAAATGACTGCTACAATTGCTTTACAAAGACAAACAACAAATCCCTGGCAACAATTTTGCCAATGGGTAACTTCAACTGACAACCGCCTCTATGTAGGTTGGTTTGGAGTTCTGATGATTCCAACTCTACTTGCTGCTACTACTTGCTTTATCATCGCATTCATCGGTGCTCCCCCTGTGGACATTGATGGCATTCGTGAACCTGTATCTGGATCTTTACTCTATGGAAACAACATCATCTCAGGAGCAGTTGTCCCCTCCTCAAACGCAATCGGACTACATTTCTATCCAATTTGGGAAGCTGCTTCCCTTGATGAATGGCTCTACAATGGGGGTCCGTTCCAACTCGTCGTGTTTCACTTCCTCATTGGCATCTATGCTTACATGGGACGAGAATGGGAACTTAGCTATAGACTAGGTATGCGTCCTTGGATCTGCGTTGCGTATTCAGCACCTGTTGCTGCTGCCTCTGCAGTGTTCCTTGTGTATCCTTTTGGTCAGGGTTCTTTCTCTGATGCAATGCCTTTGGGTATCTCTGGGACATTCAACTACATGCTTGTATTCCAGGCAGAACACAATATTCTTCTTCACCCTTTCCACATGCTTGGAGTTGCTGGTGTCTTTGGTGGTTCATTGTTCTCTGCGATGCACGGTTCTTTAGTAACCTCTTCACTGGTTCGTGAAACTACAGAAACCGAAAGTCAGAACTACGGATATAAGTTTGGTCAAGAAGAAGAGACCTATAATATTGTTGCTGCTCATGGTTACTTTGGAAGACTTATCTTCCAGTATGCTTCTTTCAACAACTCTCGTTCGCTTCACTTCTTCCTTGCTGCTTGGCCTGTAGTTGGTATCTGGTTTGCTGCTCTTGGTGTATCTACTATGGCGTTCAATCTGAATGGTTTTAACTTTAACCAGTCCATTGTTGATAGTCAAAACCGAGTAATTCCTACTTGGGCTGATATTCTTAATCGTGCTGGTCTCGGATTAGAGGTGATGCACGAAAGAAATGCACACAATTTTCCTTTAGACCTTGCTGCTGCTTCTACTACTAAAGTTGCTCTTACTGCACCTTCTATTGGTTGATAAAACCACCCATATCATGAGTAGTACCACCCCCAAAAGGGGTGGTTTTTTAATTTTTATTTAACTATGATTTCTTCAAAAACTTCATACAAATTATTAAAAATAATTGAGGAGACTTGGCCTGGACTTTACAGACAACCTAAAGTGAACTATAATAATAAAAAAAACTTTCAAAGAATGAAAAAGTATAGAGAAGAATATTTTTCAGTTATAGATAAAAGAACTGGAAAAAAACTTTTAGATTGTGGTGATGAAACAGATGCTATTGCAATGGTTTCTTTTGATTCACAAAATAGGACTTATACACGCAATAAGTTTCTTATGGGACCTGTTGTTGATGTAGAGACTACAAAGTCATTACCAACAAGTAATATAGTTGAGGGTAAATGGAATGACCCAATTCCAGATGGTGTTGACCCTTGGAATCTAAGACCAAGACAACCAATGCAACCAGTTAAAAAGCAATTATCAGCAGGTCAAGGAGAACCATTCATTGTATGAAATTACTTCATGTAGTTTTTTCTACCAATAGGGTAGAGTTTCTTAAAAAAACATTTGAGGCAAATAAAAAACTTGATTTTAGTGAATTAGATGTTCATCATCTTTTTATAGATGATTATCCAAATGGACGTAACAATGATTCTTTAGCTGAGTTTGTAGTTGAGAATGGATATAATGAAATTATTTTTCATGAAGAAAATCAAGGTATTACTAAAACTTGGCAAGAACTTTTTAATCTGATTAGAGAAAGAGATTATGACTATATTTTTCATCATGAAGATGATGTAGAAGTAATGTATCCATTAAAAATATTAGATTTAGTTGAGATTCTTGAGCAAGATAAGACATTATCACAAGTGCAGTTGAAACGAAACAACTGGTATGCACATGAGACAGAAGATATAAGACCAAAAGAAGATGATGTAATTTTTAAAAATTATAGGTATGAAAAAGCAACTCCATATTTTTGGATGTTAATGTCAGTGTATCCAGCATGGATTGCTAAAGAACCTATTTTTGAAGAGACAGGATTTAACCCATCAGAATCTGTAATAGCACAGTATTTACAATCAAAATATAATATTGGAGCAGGGTTGTTAAAAACATCAGATGGTGGTATGATGGTAAATCATATTGGAGATTATTTTCATGGTAAAAGAGTTGCTGAAAATGAACCTGGATGGGATGGATTTAAATACATAGACCCAAATGTAAAATATTGTTCAAGGACTGGAGCAAATTGGAATGAAGGTTAATTTAATAATTGCTGATGATTTTTATGATAATCCTGATGATGTAAGAAATATGGCATTGGATCAAGAATTTTCTGTTCGTGGTAACTATCCAGGAATGAGAACAAAATCATTCTTAAATGATAGTGTCAAAGAAGTTATTAATTCTTTAGTTTCACATGCTGCTGGTGGAGTAACTGATTGGTTGCTTGATGAAAATGGTGATGGATATACAGGAGCATTTCAAATTTGTACCTCAGAAGATAGAACTTGGATTCATTCTGATTATAACAATATGTGGGCTGGCGTTTGTTACTTAACTCCAGATGCTCCTATCAGTGGGGGAACTGCTTTGTATATGTATAAAGGAACTAAGGAAAGACAATCCATTAACAATATTGATCATGGAGAAGATGCAAGAGACTACACAAAATGGGAAGTTGTAGATAAGATTGGTAATATTTACAATAGATTAATTCTATATCCTGGTGATTTATACCATGCATCTGTTGATTATTTTGGTAATAACCTGTATAATGGTAGATTATTTCAAACTTTTTTCTTCAATACTAGATATTAAAAATGAATTTTATAACTAACTCTTCAATAAATGACTATGACAAAAGAATATTTGTTGTAGATAATTTTTATTCTGATCCATATGCAGTAAGAGAGTGTGCTTTAAAGCAAAAATTTATAGAAGATCTTAGATATTATAAAGGAAAAAGAACCCAAGAAAAATTTTTTGTCCCAGGAACAAAAAAAACATTTGAAACTATTATAGGACAATCAATTAATGTTTGGGATGAATATGGAATGAATGGTATTTTTCAAACTTGCAATGCAGAAGATTTATTAGTTTATCATACTGATCTTCAACAATGGGCTGGAATGATTTATTTAACTCCAAATGCTCCATTTGAATGTGGTACATCTATGTATGCACATAAGGAAACTGGTAAACGACATCAAGATGAAGGGGTTGATGAATGTTTTGAGGGTGGATTTTATGATAGTACAAAGTTTGAATTGGTTGATACTGTAGGAAATGTATTTAATAGATTAGTTATTTTTAATGGTAAATGTATTCATGCAGCTTCAAAATATTTTGGAAAAACTTTAGAAGATTCTAGATTGTTCCATATGTTCTTTTTTGATTAAACTCTTAAATTAATTTAAAATTTTATGAATAAAACATGCAAAATTTGTCTTCATTCAATGGTTGGAAATGAAGAAAAAGTCATAACAAGGATGTTAGAATCTTGTTACAAATATGTAGATTATTATGTCATTCAATGTAATGGAAATGATGAAACTGAAAAAATCATTAATGATTTTTTTGAAGAAAAAAATATTTTAGGATTTACATATCAAATAGAATGGAATTTTCCTGGATTGAATAGAGATCATGCTCTTCAAAAATGTTTAGAATCCAATCACAATTGTGATTGGATTTTGAGAATGGATGCAGATGAACAACTTAAAGTTGATGATGATTTTGATTGGTCAATTTTAAATGATACCAATGTTCAAAGTTGGAATATTACTGCAGATTCTCCAGGATCTTTTTACCATAGAACATGGATGTGGAATGCAAGTTTGCCTTGGTCATTTAGACATGATAAAAGACATGAGTGTATTTTGTTAAATGATTCTGAAGATTTTCAAAGAGTTAGTCTTCCAAAACAATTTAGACATATTATTACAAATGATGGAGAAACTTGGGTTAATCCAACTAAATTTTTGAGCGATGCATTAGAATTGGAAAATCACCATATTTCTAAAGGAACTCTTTTATCTGATCCATATCATTTCTTTTATGTTTCTAAAAGTTATAATGATTGTTATGGTTCTAATGCATTTCCTTTAGGATATGATCATCAAAAAGAATATGCTAGAAGATGTATTTTTTATGGACAACAGTTTGTAGATTATATTAATAGACCAGATGAAATGGTTTACTATGCTCAATACATAGTTGGAAATGCATATAAATTTTGTAAGGATTATTCAAATGCTATTGCAGCATATAATAGAGCAAACAACTATTGTTCAAGAAGAAATGAACATTTTTGTGGGTTAGCAGAAGTTTATCTTGAATTAGAAGATTATAATACTATGTTTGAGTATACGAGTATTTTGATGAATTCAGAAAGAATAAATCCATTTCCAAATTTAGTATTTTTAATTCATAATGGTGCATATTATGATACAGGAAATTATGTTCAACATCTTCATTCAATAGCCACAGAAAAAAAATAATATGTATGATTATTTAATTGTTGGGGCAGGAATATTTGGAATAACTTTTGCAAGACTTGCTACTGATGCTGGCAAGTCTTGTCTTCTTATTGATAAAAGATTTCATATTGGAGGAAATTGTTACACTGAAAATATTGAAGGTATTAATGTTCATATGTATGGAGCACATATTTTTCATACAAACAATTCAGTAGTTTGGAATTTTGTAAACAGGTTCATAGATTTTAATAATTATATCAATTCTCCAAAAGCAATTTCAAAAGGTAAGTTGTATTCTTTACCTTTTAATATGAATACTTTTTATGAGTTATGGGGGACAAGAGTTCCTCAACATGCAAAATTAATAATTGAAAGTCAAAAGTTTAATGGAACTCCAACTAATCTTGAAGAACAAGCATTAGCATTGGTTGGGAAAGATATATATGAAACATTAATTAAAGAGTATACTGAAAAACAATGGGGCAGACCTGCAACGGAATTGCCAACATTTATAATTAAAAGACTTCCATTAAGATTTACTTTTGATAATAATTATTTTAATGATAAGTATCAAGGTATTCCAATTGGTGGATATACCTTAATGATGCAAAAAATGTTGAATGGAATTAATGTAAAATTAAATACTGATTATTTTAGTGATATAAAATATTTTAATTCTTGTGCAAAAAAAATCATTTATACTGGATGTATTGATGAATTTTTTAATTATGAATTTGGCGAATTGGAATATAGATCCTTAAGATTTGAGCATCAAATACTTGATGAGGAAAATTTTCAAGGTAATGCAGTTAAAAATTATTGTGATTCTTATTTTAAATACACAAGAATTTTAGAACATAAACATTTTGAAAAATTAAAAACAAATAAAACTGTTATAACAAAAGAATATCCACAAGAATATAAAAAAAATTTAATACCATATTACCCAATTAATGACAAAAAAAATCAAGAAGTTTATAAAAAATATAAAGAAAAATCAGAGTCATTGACTAATTTTATTTTTGGGGGTAGATTATCTGAGTATAAGTATATGGACATGCACGTATCAATAGAATCTGCTATGAATAAGTTTAAATATGAATTATAAATTTAGTATTATTACGCCAGAGCATAAAAAAGAAAATATTCCATTTTTGATGGAACTATATGAAACTATTAAAGCACAAACTTATACTAATTGGGAATGGATTGTTTATTTAAATGGAAATTGTAAAATTTCTAATATTCCTAAAGAACTAAAAGATGACGATAAGGTTAAAGTCTTTACTGGTATTTCTCATCCTAATGTGGGATTTATCAAAAATAAAGCTTTTTCCTTAGGCAAAGGTGATATTCTTGTAGAAGTAGATCATGATGATTTACTTTCTGAAGATTGTTTAGAAGAATTAAATCAAGCATTCCAAGATGAAGAAGTTGGATTTGCATATAGTGAAGATCTTCTTTATGATATGAGAGGTGATGATCATAAAATTCCTTGGAATCCTGATAATGGGTGGACTTATAAGTGGATGGAATTTAGAAATGAACAATTTATTAAAATTGATATGTTTCCTCCTACCAGTCATAGTATTGGCATCATTTGGTATGCTCCAGATCATATAAGAGCATGGAGAAAAACTACTTATCAAAAATTAGGTGGGCATAATCCAGAGTTAAATATATGTGATGATCATGAGTTGGTGATTAGATCATATCTTTATACTAAATTTAAATTTATTCCTAAAGTTCTTTATTACTATAGGTGGCTTCCTGGAGGAGACAATACTCAACTTCAAAGAAATTCTGATATTCAAGTCAAGACATTTGAATTGTTTCATCAATATGGTCAACAACTTGCTGAACGTGATGCAGAACTCAATGAATTGATGAAAGTTGATCTTGGTGGAGGGTTGTTTCCAAAATCAGGATATGTTACAATTGATATAGAAAGTGCAGACATCACTCATGATTTGAATGAAGGGATTCCCCTTCCAGATAATAGTGTTGGTGTCATTAATGCAAGTCATATTCTTGCACACTTAAAAGACCCACTTAAAATTATGAGTGAGATTTATAGAGTTCTTTGTGATGGTGGTTGGGCATTCATTGAGGTTCCTTCTACAGATGGTAGGGGTGCTTTTCAAGATCCAACACATGTGAGTTATTGGAATCAAAATAGTTTCTGGTATTATACCAGGAAAGAAAAAGCACAGTTTATTAAAAATAATTCAATTAGATTTCAAGAATTTAGATTGGAAACTAATTGGTGGGAAGACAATATTGCAGTTACCACTGCATGGCTATGTGCCATTAAATCTGATAAGAAACGTCCACATCCAGTAAGAATTTAAGAGTTATGAATTTTACAGTTTACAGTAAACATGGTTGCCCATACTGCACGAAAGTTATTCAAGTTCTTTCTGCATTAAGTGAATCCAAAGGTTTTTCAGTTAGAGAGTATATTTTTGGGTCAGATTTTACTAAAGAAGAATTTTACAAAGAATTTGGTGAGAGTTCTACCTTTCCTCAAGTAGTTATGAATGATAAACATCTTGGGGGATGTTTTGATACAGTTAAGTATCTTCAAGAAAATAGTTTGCTTGAATGAGTATCATAAATAAAAGTAATACTCTTCCCATTAATAGGGGTGTTGAGTTAGTCCTAAAAGGGAGGGAACCAGCTAAAAAAGCATTTAATATATGTTTTGAAAGGATGGTTTCTCTTTTTCATAGAGATTTAACCATCTACTTTAATTTTTCCTTGAGAATAGGAAAACCAAAGTAGTTTAGGAGAACCACTATGTTAGCACTAGCTCTTGTATTTTCAGTCTTATTTGTTATTTTTGCTTTAATACTTGGTGGTTTAGTTGGATGGACAATTAAACAACATCTTGAACAAAGAGAACCATACACTTATCATCCTGAAATGTTTGATGAAAATGGTCAAATTGTTCCAGATGAAATTATAGCATTTAGATTTGAAAATACAGATTCTATAGAAGAAGAGGAAGAAAAAGAAGATTAATTGGAGTTAATTATGAAATTACCACCAGACCAATTGGTGTCAGAAATTATTCAAAGAGTCTCTAATTCAAAAACTAGAGATGAAAAAATACAAATCCTAAGACATTATGATAGTCCTGCATTGAGGTCTGTTCTTATTTGGAACTTTGATGATGCAGTTCAATCAGCAATTCCAGAAGGAGAAGTTCCTTACACGCCAAATGATGCTCCCATAGGAACAGAGCATAGTAAACTGATCCATGAATGGAGAAAGTTTAATTATTTTGTAAAAGGAATCAATGAGATTGCTCAGACAAAAAGAGAGATCATGTTTATTCAAATGTTGGAATCTCTTCATGAATCTGAATCAGAATTAATGTGTCTTGTTAAAGATAAGCAATTGCATAAAAAATTTAAGATTACTAAAATTGTAGTTCAAGATGCATATCCAGACATCAAATGGAATTGAATTATGGGAGGGAAAGTTAATATCATACATAAAGATTGTGACCAATCTTTAGCAAAAGAAAAATCCCTTCCATTAGATTCATATCTTGTTTCATATTCTGATGATGGAATAATTAAATATGATATTGTTCAAGGAACTCAGGTTAGTATGTTTGATCACTATTATGATGAATATAAAAATTTAATTTTTATGAAGTGGACTGATGGAAGAGTCAATTCAAAATCTTACAGTAGACCACAGAAAAAAAGTAAAAAGTGATGGGAAAGCATTATCTGTTAAATCTATATGGATGTTCGTTTGTTCTTTTGAATGACGAACATCTTCTTGTGGATTTATTGGAGAATGCTGCAGTAGCAAGTGGTGCAACTGTTATACAAACTATTTCAAAAAAATTTGATCCACAAGGAGTAACTGTAATCTGTTTATTGTCTGAGAGTCATATCAGTATTCATACTTGGCCAGAATATGGTAGAGCAGCAGTGGATGTTTATACTTGTGGAAATTGTATTCCAAAAATTGGATGTGACATAATTGTTCAACAACTATATGCATCTAAGCACACTTTAAGTTATATTGAGAGAAGTTGACTTTCTCTCTTTTTTTATGTAAAATAAGTTAAGGTTATCTTTTTTTATGGACACGGAAAAAATAAAATTGATAGTTAAGAATATGGAACTTTTGGTTCATTCATTGAAACAAGAAATCAATAGTGCCCCACAAGAAGTTACATCTGATGAAAATTCAGTTATTATTCCATATGGTGATGATTATGATGAGGTATTTTCTTAATGAGTCTTAAAAAAATGTTAAAATTGCTTAAAGCAGCAACAGAAAATCATTCTAAATTATATACTCTAGAAGAATTGGACTATATGAAACATCAACTTCAAGTAATTGAAAATGAGATACTTAGAGTTGAACATAAAAATTATAAAGGATTTGGAAAAAAATGACAGTAAAACTTATTAGTGTGACACCAAATGCAGAACAACATATTGCCTATTGTGCTCGTGTAAGTAATCCAAAAAATCAAGAGAACTCAAACTTTGAAGGACTGCTTAAATATTGTATCAAGCATCAACACTGGAGCATCTTTGAACATGCATTCCTTACTGTTGAAATTAATACCTCATTGGCGATTGCTACGCAAATCTTGCGTCATAGGTCTTTCACCTTTCAACAATTCAGCCAAAGATATGCTGATAGTACAGAACTTCAAATTGAACTTCCTGTACCTGATCTTAGGAGACAAGATACAAAAAATAGACAAAATAGTACAGATGATCTTGGAAGTGATCTAAAAGAAACTATGAGTTTGATGATCAAAAAACATTTTGAAGAGAGTTTGAATATTTACAATCTTCTTCTTGCTCAGGGTGTTGCAAAAGAATGTGCTCGTTTTGTGCTCCCACAGGCAACACAAACTCGTTTGTATATGTCAGGGTCTCTAAGGTCATGGATGCATTACATTGATCTTAGGAGTGCTCATGGCACCCAGAAGGAGCATATGGAGGTTGCTGAAGCAATTAGATGCATCTTTACTTGTCAGTTCCCTGTTGTATCTGAAGCACTTGGATGGACTAGGGAAAACTGTCCAGAGTGTGTTGATGCACCATCCATTACCCTTGAATAAATATATTTACATACTATGGAGAAATAAAATTGGCAATTTATCCAATTATTCATAAAGAGACTGGTGAAAAAAAAGTAATTGAAATGAGTGTTCATGATATTACTCAATGGTATGAAGACAATCATGAATGGGGAAGGGATTGGTCTGAAGGATGTGCAAGTCCTGGAGAAGTTGGTGATTGGAAAAATAAACTAATCAGTAAAAATCCAGGTTGGAATGATGTTCTTGAAAAAGCATCCAAAGCTCCAGGTTCACGTGTAACTAAAATCTAATGGCAAGAAACAGAAGAAGAACCATAGGAGAATCTCCTATTGGAATTGGTACAACTGTAAGGAATAAGAAGAAAAGAAAAGCAATCAATTTAGATGCTCTACTTGACATTCAACCATTAACTAAGAATCAAACCATCCTATTTGATGCTTATGATTTAAATAAACATCTTTTTGTTTATGGTTGTGCAGGAACAGGTAAAACATTCTGTGCATTATACTTAGCACTGAAAGATGTTCTTGATGAATTGACACCATTTGATAAAATTGTAATTGTCAGATCATTGGTAGCTACAAGGGAAATTGGATTTCTTCCTGGAGATCATGAAGACAAGTCATCTCTTTACCAAATTCCCTATAAGAACATGGTAAAGTATATGTTTGAGTGTAATAGTGATTCAGAATTTGAAATGCTTTATGGAAATCTTAAAGCACAAGAGACGATTAAGTTTTGGAGCACATCATTTATTAGAGGAACTACTTTAGATAACTCTATTATTATTGTTGATGAATGTCAGAACTTGAATTTTCATGAACTTGATAGTATAATTACAAGAGTTGGTGACAACTCTAAGATTATGTTTTGTGGTGATGCTACACAATCAGATTTAACAAGAAATAACGAAAGGGATGGTATTTTAAATTTTATGAAAATTATTCAAAGAATGCCAGAGTTTGAATCAATTGAATTTGGGGTTGAAGACATTGTTAGATCTGGTCTTGTTAAATCTTACATTGTCAATAAAATAGCTGCAGGTTTTTGATGTTCAATCATGTTAATATGAATCTTCCCAAACTTGAAAGGGAAGAGATTGATGGTGTAAGATATTATAAGATACCTGGAGAGGACAACCTCTCCAGGTTAGTTTCTATTACATCAGTTACAAGTTTTCACAATAGACATATCTTTGAGAACTGGCGAAAGAAGGTAGGTGAAGAGGAAGCAAACAAAATCAACAAACAAGCAACCAGTCGTGGAACTGATATGCACAGTCTTGTTGAAAATTATTTGAATAATGTAGAGTTGCCAAGTGTTCAGACACTCTCACAATTTTTATTTAAAATTGCAAAAAGTCAGATAGATAATATAGATAATATTCATGCACTTGAGAATTCACTATACAGTAAAGTTCTTGGTATTGCAGGAACTGTAGATTGTATTGCAGAGTATAATGGTGAACTAGCAATCATAGATTTTAAAACTTCAAAAAAACCAAAACCCAAAGAATGGGTTGAACATTACTTTGTTCAGTGTGCTGCTTATGCTTGTATGTTTTATGAGATTACAGGAATTGCAGTTAAAAAATTAGTTATCCTTATGGCATGTGAAGATGGGGATTGCGTTGTCTATGAGGAGTATGATAAAATGAAATATATTAAGTTACTTAATGGTTACATCAAAGAGTTTATTCAATCTAAATTAAAAGAATATGGAAGATGAATTAAAAAATGCATTAGATCTCAAGTTCTTGTGCCCAGCAAAGTTTTCTCAAATCATAGAAGAACTTGTAAAAACTAATGAGGAAATGAATTATATTGATGCTATTGTTCATTACTGTGATGAGAATAAAATTGAAGTTGATTCTATCAGTAAATTGATTAGTAAACCCCTCAAAGAAAAACTCAAGTGTGATGCCATTAACTTAAACTTTTTGAAGAGAACATCTAGAGCTAAACTTTTGATATGACCCCATTTGATGTTTACAAAACTTATCTTGCACTCAAGAATCATTTTAGTAAATCAAATTATGATTATTTTAAATATGCAGGTAAGTCAAGAGCATCAGTAGAATCATTCAACAAGCGTAAAGATAAGTATTGGTTTGAAAGAATTAGTAGACAAAAGAATGATAATGAAATCAAAGAGTTCTTTGTTGCTAACTTAGTAGAAGCAGATGATGCATCAAGTGTATGGATTGGGAATGTTATAAGAGATGGAGATACTTGTTATAAAGAATGGCAGAAGAGACAACAAAGTTTGAAGTATTTGTTTACTCAAGAATCCGAAAAGATGTTGTCCGAAGGCAACTTGAATGACATTCTTGATGCTTCAAGGCAACATCCACCTATTCTTAAAATGTTCCTGAGCGGGAAAATTAGTATAGAAACCTTTACCATTTATGATAAAATATTCCTGTTCAGGAATAATTTTGATAAAAAACTTTTAGATCCTGTATGGGAATTAATGTCATTAAAGATACAAAAATATTCTCCATTTATTCAAGTAGATATTTTTGATTATAAAAAAATCTTGAGAAATATTGTTGACTAAGACTTCTTCTTTTGCTATGATGTCTCTGGATAATCAATCCAATTAATCTAACTAATCCGAGGTAATCTAATGTCTTTTACAGACCTTAAAAAGAAATCTTCTCTTGGTTCTCTTACGTCCAAACTGGTACAAGAAGTTGAGAAGATGAATTCTACTGGTGGTTCTTCAGATGAACGTCTGTGGAAACCAGAAGTAGACAAATCAGGAAATGGATTTGCAGTCATTCGTTTCCTTTCTGCCCCACAAGGGGAAGACCTGCCATGGGCAAAGGTCTATACCCATGCCTTCCAAGGTCCTGGTGGATGGTTTATTGATAACTGTCTGACCACAATCAATCAAAACTGCCCTGTGTGTGAAGCAAATAGGGAACTGTGGAACACAGGCAGTAAAGCAAATCAAGATATTGTTCGTGATCGTAAGCGCAAACTGTCTTACTATTCTAACATCTATGTTGTTCAGGATAAATCGCATCCTGAAAATGAAGGAAAAGTATTCCTTTATAAGTATGGTAAGAAAATCTTCGATAAGATTATGGCTGCTATGAAGCCAGAGTTTGATGATGAGACCCCAATCAATCCTTTTGATTTCTGGGGTGGTGCTAACTTCAAGGTAAAGATTACCAAGAAGGATGGTTACTGGAACTATGATAAGTCAGAGTTTGGTAATCCTGAACCACTCTTTGATGATGATGATGCTATGGAAGCAATTTGGAAGAAGACATATTCTCTTTCAGAGTTTACTGATGCAGAGAAGATGAAAACCTATGAACAACTTGATGCTCGTCTGAAAGCTGTTCTTGGCAAAAAGTCTGCTGCTCCAGTAGATGAATCCTTTGATGATGAAGATGAGGATCGTGGACCTGTTCCTACTGCCGAAGAAGTTGTGCAGGGAAAGTCTGGTGGGACTCGTACACCAAGTCGTTCATCAAGTTTTGAGGAAGAGGAGGATGATGCTTTGAATTACTTTCAGCGTTTAGCTGAGGAGTGATTATCTAGGGGAGAGAACTCTTAAGTTCTCTCCTTTTTTAGTGCCATCATCAACATACTGTGAGGAGAATCCATAAGACATAATCCTCTTCATATCATCAATAGCAGTCTGTAGAAATCTTGGTCTTAGGATATAGATGTTTCTTTTTTTATCATTCTGTTTAATTTCATATTCATAAATGCTTACCAGTTTAACTGGATTTTTTGTTACTGATACACCAAGAATCTCATCATAATACTTTACAGTAAAATTAGAATCAACAATCTTACCAGCAGGAACGATCATCTTTCCTCTGGAATCTGTGACCAATGTTGTTTCATAATGATGTGGAGATGCTAACTCTGCTTCTGTGTATTTCCTTTCAAGGTAGTTAGAGAATTCTGCATCAGACAATGGCCATTCAGTTCTGGTGTTGATGATATTGTTTGAGACAAGAACTACCCAATCATA